AAATTGACCTGATAGCTGCCGACCCCTAGATCGCCAATTGTGGAAACGTTCCCAGAGCCTCGGGTCGGGCTGACGCTAGTCCCGTCGAAATTCACCCACGCGCGCGTGCCGTAGGCTACGGCGGCGGAACCGTAGCCGGAGTTGAAGGACAGCGTGTTGGCGATCGACGTGTCGCCCGTGGCGCTGATCGTGATGCGCGTCGCGTTGTTGGTTCGAATTTGATACGGATGGTTAGACGCCGCGCCAGCAAGCACGACAGACGAGCCGCAATACAGAAACGACTCGATCCCGTTGGTTGCATCGCGAACAACGAGGGACGTTGCGCCGTTGGTTGCAACATAGGCCGCAGGCCCCGTCGTTACGATGCCCGTGTTGTTGCCGCCGCCAACGTGTAGCGGATAGCTTGGGCTTGCGTTTTGGACACCGACGTTCTGCGTTGCGTCAACGGCAACCGCAACGGTTCCGTTGGTCGAAAAGCGCACCTGGTTGTTAGCCGGGAAGTACATGCCGGTGTCCGTGTCGGACCCCGTGAACGCTGGAGCCGTCGCGGTCGTTCCGGTCGCGCGAACGGCACCGGCGAACGATGCAACTCCAGCCGGGTCGATCGTGAGGCGCACAACAGGGAGGGCGTCCGTCGTCTGCGCCGTCGCGAAGGTTAGCTGACCGGAGATCTGGTCGCCGCCCGCGTTGGCTGGCGCGGTGCATGAGATGTTTGCAACGGCGCGGTCCGTTGTGCCTCTAGCTTGCCACTGGACGACACCGATCGTGTCGAGCGCATTGACCGCTGCCGGTGCCGCTCTTGTACCTCGCGAGCGGCTCAACCGCACGAACGGCGCAAATCCGGCAACCGAGTTGTTGTAGGTGTACGAGCTGACAATCGACACGGTATCGCCGCTGGCGCGCACCTCGCCAGTGACCGCTGCGTATGCCTCGATCGTGGCCGCCGGGTTCGTGTTGCCGAACCCCGTCAACCCGCCCGCGATGATGCGCGCGGCCTCGACGCCGCCGCGTTGCAGCACGAGGTCATGCGCGGTCGTCGTGCCGACGATAGCGCTTGTGCCGTCTGCCGCGAGCGTGACGGCCCGCGTGCCGTCATCCGCCGTGAAACGCGAGTTGCTGCCGAGCGTGCAGAATGCACCGACGGGGCTTGCCGTTGCGACGGTGTTGCCGCCGACCTGAAAGGTCGTTACGGGCGATGTTTGCAGGATACCGACGCGGCTGCCGGTGTCCACGAGCGATCCCGTCGTGATTGCACTAGTGCCGCTCCACACGGCCACGTAAGGCGACGAGCCGCTGCCGCTGATGCCGCCGCCGCCGCCACCACTCCCGAGGTTTGCTACTGCTTTGAGGCCCATGTCAGAAGCCCTCGCCTGGGATTGCGTGGAGCGACCCGCCTGCGGCGGAGCCGATGAACGCGAAGAACTGGTAGTTACGCGGCTTCGTGATGACGCACTTCATGCCAGGCATGATCGTGTAGTCTGCACTGAGGTCTGCCGTGACCGCGTTCGTCTCGCCGAAGCGCACCGAGGCGCGCACCGTCGTCGAGAGGTTCGTGAACTCGACCGCGTTCGCGTTGTTCGGAAACGACTGGACCGCGCTTGCAACGCCTGGGGCGACGGTGACGCCCTTGCCGTAGTCGGGTGCGAATGGCTGGGTGTAGTAGCTCATGGATGCCTCAGACGAAGTAGGTTGCGACGGTGTAGCGGACAGATTGATTCGCCGGTTGCGTGAACGTAGGCGAGCCAGTCTTTTGGAAGATGGACCGGAAGTTGGCGCCAGCCTTTTGAATCAGGAGGTTCCAGCCGTCGCCGATCGGCGTACCTGCGACGAGGTTGTTCGCTGGCGTGACGTACGCGGGGAAGTTGTCGAAGTAGTCCGTCGACGACGTGAAGGTGAGCGTCGACGCCGCCGCGGTCGTGATCGTGATCTCTAGCGTCACCTGATTGCCCGTGCGCTGATAGCGCCCTGCGAACGTGACGAATCCGACGACGCCCGCGCCGTTGTAGACCGGCGTGAAGGTGCCCTCCTGATAGGCGTCGAGCACGTTCGGGTCGACGCTCGTCGGGGTCGACGCGAGCTTGATGCCCTGCGCGAATTGCGAGGCGTCGAAGACGGTGCCGGGCGCTTCGAGCGATGTGTCTCCGATCGCCGAAATCTTCAGCTTGGCGGTCGACGTGCCCGCCGTGGTCGTCGAGAGCGTAAGCGACGAGTTACGCGCAGCCGCCCAGTTGCTCGTAGCGTCGACCTGGATGCGCCCGGCATCGAAGAAGGCCGTGCCGTCGTAGGCCCGCGAGGTGAAGACGCCGAGGCTGTCGCCGCTGAGCACCGCAGCGGGAACCAGGAGCGTGCCGCGCGCAATGGACGCGCGAAAGCCTGCGGTGCCGGTGACGCCATCGGTGTAGTTGACGGCCTCGACGGTCACCGTGCGAGGCACCGTGCTCAGCGTGTTGCAGACCGTCAGCGTAGCGTCAGAGTCGCCGATGAGGTTGAACTGACTTCCGTGCACCGCGAGCTTTTGCCCTACGATGGGCGCGCCGCCGACTGCGGCCTCAGTGCCGTTGTCGCGCACGATTGAGTTGCCGAGCGTTGACGGCGCAGTCCACTTCGAGAGGTAGTTGACGGTTCCCGAGCCGACGCTGGTCGGCTTCGAGATCGTGTACCAGGCGACGGAGAGCGCGTCGTAGCGCAGCGTGAGCGAGCCACCAGCCTGGACGCCAGAGGGCGCGCCGTTCAGCGCCGTTGCGCCGTTCAGCGTGAACGTCAGCGCGGTGACCTCTTGCGAGGTGTAGAGGATGATCTCTTGACCATCGGCGATGCTCGCAGCGGCAGGGAGAACGATCGTGCCCGTCGCCATCGTGCCGGTTGGCGTGAGCAGCACGAAGAGCGAGTTCGCGCCGGTCGGCAGCGTGAGCGTGAAGCCGGAGAGCGTCGGCGACGCGGTAACGCGCTGGAAGTCGGGCGACATCCATGCCTGCTCGATGTACGTGAGCAGCGTCGAAAGTGACGCCTTGCGCGCGTCGCCGTTGCTTGCAGAGTACACCGGAATCTGATCGGACCCCGTGAGCTGATTCAGTGAAGCGAGCTGGTTAATCGTCGGCATATCGAGTCCTTATTCATAATCAATCGGCGCGTCGTTGCCCGCGAGAAGCGGCTCGACAGGTGGCGGAAGGAACGGGTCGCCCTGCCACGTCCACGGCTTGTTGCCTGCACCTGCGGGCATCGTGCGCGGGAACTGCTGCTCCTGCGGCATCGCAGCGCGCACTAGGATCGTGTTGTACGCTTCGCGCGCGGTGGCCATCGTCGCGGGCAAGACCTGTTTGCCGTAGCTCGGGGCGATGCGCGCGCGCGGTGGCCATCGTCGCGGGCAAGACCTGTTTGCCGTAGCTCGGGGCGATGCGACACGCGAGGTTCGTCACGATCGCTTCGTTGGCGCGGTCGGGGACGGCAGTCTGCGAATCGAGGTCGCTTTGCTGCGGCGAGAGCGGCAGCGGGTAGCCGAGGCGAATGCCGCGCTCGTTCCACTCGGCCATCATGCCGTCGAGGCGACGCAACGCCGTCTGGAGGTCTTGCGGGGTCGAGTTGAACACGTAATCGGCAAGGCCGATCTCGGTCAGCGCCGCCTCGATGTACTGCCGCTTCGTGTAGCCCATAGGTTAGCCTTTCAGCGCTTCGTCGATGCGCTCTGCAAGCGTCTTGTCGCTCCAACGCTTGTCGACCTTGATGCCGAGTTCGGCGGCCTTGCGCTCCATCTCGTCGCGCGTCGGTGGCGCGTTGTCGTCGCTCACGTCACCCGAGGTCACGTCGAGCGCGGGCGCGTCAGCAGCGGCGACGGACACGGAAGGCTTCGCTTGGCGACGAGATGCGGGGCCTCGCTGCGGTATTCGAGCCCGTGCTTTCCCTTACGGAAGACGAGAGGCATCTCACATCCCCTTCTTCGGCGCAGCCTTCGGCCCCTTCGACGACTTGCCCGCCTTCTTCGCGGCGGTGCGCGCGGTCGAGAGCGCAACGGCGACGGCCTGCTTCTGCGGCATCCCGGCCTTCATCTCCGTCTTGATGTTCTTCGAGACGGAGCCCTTCGAGTATCCCTTGGTCAGCGGCATGGCGGCATCCTAGCACGACGCAAGAAAAAAGAAGGGGCGACCGAAGCCGCCCCAACTTTTCTCGCTCAGCGATTGCTCACTGGTCGAAGAGCAGGATGCCCGCCATCTCGGGGTTCAGGAGAGCCGTGCCGAAGAGCACGTCGACGCGGTAGTTCGTGAGGCTCGTCGAGATGGCGAATTGCTTCTGCATGACGACCTCGATGCCCTGGTCGGTCGACGCGCGCATGACCGCAACACCGGCGTTCTCGGGGATCGCGAGGCGACCAGGGAGAAGCTCGATCGCCGACTTGTGCCAGAAGCAGTTGTAGTCGGCGGTCGTGGTGTTGAGGAAGGTGATCGCGGCAGCCGCGAGGCCGACTCCGGCGCGCTCGCAGTTCTTGTACTGGAGCTCGGCTTCGGTCGGCGCGTTGTCGGCGCTGATGATCGGCGGGGTGATAACGACAGTGTTCGCAGCGCCAACGCTGACGACGCGGAACGTCTTCGGCTGGCCGGTCGGCTGCTTCGTGATGAGGTGCACCGCCTCGATGCCGTCGACGGTGAAGGCGTCGCCCGCCACCACGCCGACGTTGCTCGAAAGCGTGATCGTCTGGAAGCGGTTGTCGACGTTGAGAATGCCAGCGACGCCGGTGTTCGTCGCGAGCGGAACGTAGTTGACGTTGCCGCCAGCGTTGAGCGTGTTGACGGTGAGAGCGGCGCCAGCGTAGGCCGTCTTGCGAAGCGCGTAGTCCTGCTTGTACGTCTCGAACGACGACACCATGCCGACGTAAGCGCGCTCAAACGCCTTGTCGGAGCGGTTGTTCGTGCCGAAGGAGCGAGTCGTTCCGACGACGTTGCCCGCAAGGCCGTTGTAGCTGCGCGAGGAGAGCGAGAGGTAACGCGAATCGCCAGGGACGCCGGTCTCATTCATGAGCGAGTCGCAGAGCGCGATGTCGTCGAACGAGCCCGCCGGGGTGCCCGTCGTGACGACGAGCGAGCCGAGAGCGGTCGCCGTCTGCATCACCGCGACGTTGATGTC